ATGCTCCAATTCTGTTCTTTCAGCTTCGCTCATGTTCTGCTTTTTCAGTTCTTCCAGTTCTGTTTCCAACGCTTTTGCTTTTTCTGCATCTTCTTTTAATTTCTGATTTTTGGCTTTTTCCTTAGCCACATCAGAATTTGACTGATTCAGTAAAGAGGTAATCTGCTCATCGGTTGCATCTGGAAAAATCTTTTTTACATCTTCTCTTGTCATTGAAATCTCCTGTCACCAATACGCTTTTTTACGCTGTTCGCTCAGCTCAAGGTGTCTCCCATGATTACGCTATCGGGGTGCATATTTTTTTAATAAAAAAGAGACGATTTTACTCGTCTCTAAATTAACTGTATTGAATTGAACACCGGCAGTTCACAATCTCGTCTGCCGAAGCTCCTAGAGAATGATCGGTCGGAAACATCAATAGACTGTCTCCGACTGAAAATGGTTCATTTATAGGGATTGTAGTTCCACCAACTTCAAGATGTGTTTTGCGTTCCCTTTTGTCTCCAACATCTATCCATGTCTTTTTGGTTTTTCCTGCTTTCACAGCTTTTGAATACTGTCTGTAATTTAGTATCGAATTAGCTTCGCATTCTGAAATAAACATTGCCCGGTCATTTGACAGGTAATAATCATCTGTGGACTGCTCTGAATCAGGATGTTTCTCGACGATATGCGAAAATGTTGTGCCAATAATCTGTTTTGAAGTTTCGAGAACATATTCTTTGATATATGAATCAATCAGCATATATCCCAAGACTACATCCAGATATTTTTCATAAAATTGAGTCTTGATATATTCCTGATCTGTTTCTCCGCTTTCTATGGTTGTTTCTATCAGCGCTAAAATATAAAGGACAACTTCTTCCATTTGTTCGGAAAAAGCTACCCTTTCTTGTTTTTCTTTGTCTGATATTGACATTTTGCTGAAATACTCTTTATACGGTTCACTTCTGCGATTGTTGGGTCTGATATTTAATTCATCGTATGATGAAACACTCATTCTGAAATCACATCCTTGTTAAAGCCGTTCAGCAAATCTTGCGCTTTCTGCAACTCTGAATCTGGGTCTGCCAGTTCAGGGTAAATGGTTCCGAGATATGGCAAGCTCATTTCATATACTTTTTGTGGATCACTAAATAATCCGCAAGTAATCAGTGCAATAAGCGGATGAATTTTATTTTTGAACAGATAATCAAGTGCCTGTGCTTTGACAAGCATATTATCCGTTGGGTTTCTGGTGATTTTTACATCAAAATCTCTGGTCGAAATATTTACATCCATTGAAGTTTTTCGGATGATATTTAAAATAATTCTGGCAGATGCTTTTTCAGCTTCTTTCGTAAATGCTTCTACCAGTTTTGCGTCTCTCTCTGCAAAATCCCAACCATTCCTCAGGTACACTGCGTTTCCTGTATCTCCGCCCGTATTGCCCTGTCGATTCGGCATTGCTTCTACAATCAGTATATTGTTGTAAATATCATCTTTAGCAACCTGACTTTCTGACTGATTTAGTTCAGCAGTCATTAAATCAACATCTGATTGTGTTCCATTCCCGACGTCTTTTACAGATACAGCACCGAGTTTTATCATTTTTACAAATTCTGCTTCATCAATCTCACAGTTTTTGAATTTCATTAGGGCTTGCACGAACTGTTCAACCCCATTCAGTCTGTCAGATTGATATTTGTTGATTGCATCATACATTGTGATCGCAATTTCAATGTCAGAAAGTCTGTCGTGATTATTTGGATATTCAATGATAGGAATACCGCCAAAACCATTGATTCCAGATTCTGTTACCGCTCCATTTTGTATTTTGAAATACTGTCTGGAAGAATAACACTGGTAATACTGCTGATTGTCCTCGTCTTTTAAAATCTGGACGGAAAGCACTGGTTTGCCAGTAACGCTTGAATAAACAATATATACATCCTGCGGTGATGGGATAAATATTCTGAAAGGCGGTAAGTCTCCATCCTTTGTCCATTCATCCTCTCTTAGAATTGCTTTATATGCAGTTCCTACTGCGCTCTGGTATATTCCAAGCTGAATGTTTCTGGCGTCTGAATTGGCTTCGTCCAGATAATCATTGAGCCTATCAACTTGTTCGTTTGTTTCTTCACTCGCTTTTTTCTTCTTGCAGACATACTGAATAGGTTCTCCGTATATCTGTCCTGCCTTGAATTTGACTGTTTCAAGGGCATGATTCTCAACAACTTTATTGTTGACCTCTGGGCGAACAAGTTTTTCACGATATAAAATTGGCTGATCGCCTTTGTAATATCTGTAAAGATAATCCATCAGGGTTCTATTCCTGTTATGGATTCCGATTGTATCAGAAAGGACCTGTGCCACGTTCTGGGGAGTAATCTGGTCTACGCCAGTATAGGCAGTTTTTCTGCCAAACTCGCCTTGGCATAGGTCAACAAAATTTATTTTGTTTCTCCCCACTGCCTGTCCTCCTATTTTTCTGCATGAAAAAAGCACCAAGGGTTCTTCCCGGTGCTTATTTTACAGCTTATATTATATAATATATGCAGGTATTATTCAGTATTATCAGGTATTAACTTTCAAAATTCTTAATGTTTTTGACGATATTCAGTGCTTTCGAATGCAATAATTTCACATGAGAATAGGAATATCCCATTTCACAGGCAATCATTTCAAGCCTTTCATCTTTTACATATCGCCTAAACAGCAGATCATACAAATCTGAATTGATATCGCTCACCTTGTCTATTGTTTCAATAATGTCTTGCTTTTTCTTTGTGTATTCAATAACCATTTTTTTGATTTCTGTTTGAATGTCAACAAGTTCGCTTACGGCATCGGTCATTTGATTGGGATTCGGAGTAGACTGAACTTTTTCACCATATGAGAACGATTTAAGCCCAAGAGCAAGACTTCTTAAATGTTCTTCTTCGTATTTTTTATTTTTAATAAGCTTGTCATATTTCTGAATTTGCCCTAAATATTCTCTTGTGGTCATATTATCTCCTTCCCCAGAGCGGATTGCGTACTGCCTTTACGACACCTGCGCCACTTCCATTTTTCAAAAACACAGCTAAGCTGGCAAGCGCATCGGGCGCATCATCATGTTTATTCTTTCCTGTCATAGTAAATGAATACACATTATTCATGAATTTTCTGTATTCGGCATTTTGATATCCAGTATCTCTGAAATAAAATCTTCTGATATTTTCTGCGTTGTCCCATATTCGCTGCTCTTTTCTTACCGCAGACTTTGGGGCGTGTCCTCCATTATTTAAAATCATCTGTTGTGCATATTTAGAGGTAAGATTTGTTTCGTATCCTTGTTTTTGCAGTTCAACTCCAACCTCATCCTTATATCCCTCGCCGCCTGCATTGGCTTCGAAAAAAGCGTTGGTTACTTTATTGTTGATGATTGACGCCGCGACTTTTGGCATTGTATATATCTTCTCCGAATTGTCATATACAACATCATGAATATATACAGAACCATCTTCGTACACATAAGCTACCGGCATTGCTAAATAGTCACTTCCGCCCAAAGCAACGTCGCACGCAGACACGACTTTCAGAGGTTCTTCATCCGGAAGCTGCCCGTTATAAAAGTTCATATGCTGAGAATTAAATAACGCTCCATCTCTTTCAATTGGTTCCTGTTGGTACTGAGCCAACCATCCTGCCATGTCGTCATTTTCTTCAAATTTAGAGCGAATAGTACGATAATACTTTGTACTGAAGCCTACTCCATAGTCATAATCAAAATTACTTTCATCCGTTTCCGGGTCAAGAGCAGGGATTTTTAAAACATCATAGCGAATATGTTTTGCTTCTGGATTATTTTGTAAGAACGAAAGTCTGTCCATGTAAAGATCATGCAATGACCAAATAGTACCGTTCAAAATCAGTTTGCACTGCTCTTTCTTTCGAGACATAACATTGTTATCAAATACGATCTGCTTTCTCCGAAGTATATCCGGATTCAATACATCTTGAATACCTTCCAGAATATCATCCAAAATCAGCCAACCATATGCGTCATACTCGCCATTCAAACCAGATTCCAAACCTTTTCCGGACAAAGTAGCATATTTTTTCTTTCGTTCAAGGTCTACTTTATGATTTTTCGCATCTGTTCTGGCTATTTTTGAATGGAATACATCTTCGTGGCAGTATGTAGGGTCTGTCCAGATTTCCATAACGCCATCAAGAAACGCTCCGCCGAGTCCTTCCTTGTATGTGACATAAAGGTTGCTTATTTCTGTGTTTCTTGCGCAATGCCAAGATGTTCCTACTGTTATAATTTGCGATTTACCAGTTCTGGCAGGTTGATGTAGAAACAGTTCGTCGAGTTTATCGTCTTCAAGAGCTTGCAGTTTATCAACAACCTTTTTCAAAGTCCTTCTTCTGGGTTGATAGAAACGTTCTTGTGGCTTCCTGTTCTTTTCAATGTACAATGCGTAAGAATCCAATAAATACGGAGCTTCCAACAGCAAATATTTCCAGTAAATATCATCAAAATCTCCGCTTCCAGTAATAGCAGCTTGCCTTTCTGCGATATTGTGTGCATACTGGCTTACCTTTATTCCCATCTGTTGCGCATCTGGATTATCCTTGAAAGGAAGGTCAATATTCATATTTAACAGCAGATCAAGGCAGTCTTTCTGGTTTTGATAGACTGTCATATCGCCATTAATGATTTGATTTAAAATTGCCCGATACCATTCAAGCGAACCTTCTGTGAATTTTTGCATAAAAATAGAGCCAGACCTCCTTTCTTCTTAGAATTTAGTCTGGCTCTCACGTGGCTCTCTGACTGTTATTCACTTGCTTTGAAGTTATATATAGGTTTGATAATATCAACTATTTCTACGGTATCTTTGATGTTATCAATAATTTCTTTCGGTGGTTTGTAAGCCATAGGGCTTTCATCAATCGTAGATTTCTGAACGGATGTTGTATATATCCCATTCATAGACTTCTCAAATTCTTCTAACGATATGTTTTCTTTTGCTTTTGACCGACTCATAATACGTCCTGCACCATGTGGGGCTGAACAATTCCAGTCTTCGTTTCCTTTCCCGAATGCGATAATGCATCCGTCCCGCATATTCATTGGGATAAGAACTTTCTCACCATATTTAGCTGATATTGCACCTTTCCGAACAATATTTGTATCGTGGTCAATATAATTATGAATTGTGTCAAACCATGTATTTTTTTGAAGTGTCCAATTCATGCTGTAGAATATAGCCGATTGTATGCACCGCCTGTTTATTCTCGCAAACTCTTGACAGATTTTCATATCATGCAGATATTGCTTTCTATGTTCTCCCATCAAGTAGCATAATTCTTTCGGAATACCTAGTTTGTCCGGCTTCCATTTTCGTTTTAATTCGTCAATGCCATTTTGAATTTCTTTGTGTCTGCCAGAACGTTTGTATTCTTTTACTAATTTTTGTATTTCAGTTTCGAGCTTATCTGTGCCCTGCATATCTTCTATTGCAATTTTCTGATATATTTCGGCTACTTGTTTTCCAAGGTTGCGACTTCCAGTATGAATTACAAGGTATTTTGCACCTCTTGAATCGGTATCAACTTCAATAAAATGATTTCCGCCCCCAAGTGTACCAAGGCTCCTGCGAATCCATTCAACATTTTTAAGCTGAGAAAAACAATGAAGTTCTTCTAATTCTTCAAATTTTATGATTTCATCACGTACGTTTCTTCCCGCCGGAACATTATTCCTTATCACTTCATCAAGGTTTTTGAAATCTATTGTTCCCACATCATCAGGAATTTGTGTTGTGAGCATTCCACATCCAATGTCCACACCAACAATGTTCGGAATCACTTTGTCTCCGAGATCAGCAGTAAAGCCAATTACACATCCTGCTCCTGCATGAACATCTGGCATGATTCGTACTTTGCATTCAGAAAATGCAGGCTGTTTTATCAATGTATAAATCTGATTTAATGCTTCTGGCTCGATGTTTTCTGTAAATATCTTCAAGTCACTCATAATGGCGCTCCTTTCTGGCTCTCTGATTAATTGTTTATTCTTTCCTTTCAACAACAGTTACACTACCCTCAAATACTCCGAAATTAGAAGATTCCTGGAACGTGTGAGTCTCGGCAATATCCTCATCCGTCATAGGGCGTGTGAGATACCATAGTGAATCATCTTTCCATGTAATTTCCTCTAATTTTTGGTTTGGCTCCAACTCTAATGTTGTGTTTCCACCGCAATTTCTTGTGGCAGACTGGCATCCCGCTATTCCAAGTGTCAGTGATAAAGCTGTTATTGCAACGATTATCTTTTTCATTCTGCGTATCCTCTCATTCTTACTGGCCATTCAAAGCCAAAATCTGAACGCTTGATTTTACATTGTGGGATTCCGCCTTTCCAGAAAACTAATCCCTCTATCTCGTGTTCGGAAAGATATTTCTTGATTCCGTCAAATGTTCTTTCAACTTCAACGATTTCCTTGCCATGCTTGATTAATTTATTGGATGTGAAATTGTATGGATTATTTTGAAAGCATCTACCAACTGCTTCATATGTGCCATCTGATAATTTCATCCCATAGTTTTCAAGTATTACCGTCATTTCATATGCCGTAACAAACTACTTATCAGACGGATTATTCTCATCGACCTTTACCCATCCCGGCCAATGACCTGTAATGGAATCTGGCTCGCAACAAGGGATAAATCCATCTGGTGGTATTTTACCTTTCTTGCAGTCATATCTTTTATAATATTCTCCGTCAATTATCGCACAGCAAGAGCCATCATATTTCACTGTTGCAACTCCTTCTCCTTTAAGTACCCATTCCATGCCGGATGCACTTTTGGAAGAATTTTTATAACATTATGGTCTTTAAATTCTCTCTCAAACAATGTTGGTATCTTTTTCATTTGTTCGCCATCTTTCTTTTTGATTTCAAGTATTTTCTGTATTTGCGACTGTATTTCCGAAGAATCAAATCAAGCATGATGCTATTTGTCTGTTCTATGCTTTCTGGCATAGTTGTGAGATATGGATAATCTTCTCTATCATCTACTAATGTCTTGAAAATCAAGTCTAAGGCAAACTGAGCACTGATAGGTGGATCGCACAGTTCAAAGTCTTTATCCTTGTACCACTCATCAATCTTCTTTTGGAATCCATCAAAGGATATTTCTTCGTTCCATATCATACATTCACCATAAACTCTTTCTTGCAGTTGCTTCCCTTACATTTATACGGCATCCGATAAATCTTTGTGGTCGGGAAAATCTTTAAGGCTTTCTTTCCACAAAACGGACAAATTACCCACTTTGTACCATTTTCCATTTTAATTTGTGCTGAGCCGTCCCATGGTTCGGGTATATTCATATATTCAGAGAAGTCTACTCCCTCTGATTCAAGTGCTGTTTTAATGCTCATTTAATTCTTGTCTCCTTTGAAAAAATCTGTTGTAATCTGCGATTGAAAATTTTCCAAAAGTTCCATGAATTACTTTTCCTTCAACTTTTGGAATCTTTGACAACATTTCTTTTGAAATTGGCGTTGAATTTTTTACATTTAAATCATCACAGATAAGGTATTTATCGCAATCACGTTCCACACTCATTTACCGTTGTCCTTTCTGATCAATGTCAAAATCGTTAAATAATTGTCCCCGATGTAATCTGCTTTCCATGTTTTAGAAAGATTTCCCGTTTGGTTGCATATTACAGTCGTATTCCCTGCCAGAAGCAAGCGTCTGTCTGGATAGAACCTAGTCGGAATGTTCATTCGGTGGCATTCTCCCTCGATATTGTATGTGGTGTCAAGAAAATCAATGTCTGAGCCTGAATAAACCAGTAACATATTTCTGTTTCCTCCTAGTGGACTTACGAATCATTGGTTTGCCGTGCATTTTTAAGTAATTATTTTTAATGAATGTACGTGGTATTCCGTATTTTATGCTATCGTGTAAAACGGATGCGTCAATCATAACTGCATTATATTCGGTGTTTTTATGTCGATTCATTATCCCATCCCATTCCAGCTAAAATACATTCTGAAATATACGTTTTGCGTATGTTCTCTAATTCGTTAATTGTTTTTCTTATTGCTTCTGTCATTTTTTCGTCATAATATGTATTCCTAATTTGTAACTTATTTTCATGCGGATTAACGCTTATCGAATCTTCTAACAACGGATAATTTTCGCCTAAGAACACTGGCATATCTCCAAAGCCATTCATCGAAAGCTCATCAAGTATATTTAATAATTTGCTAACAGTAATTTGATTATCCATAACATCAGCTCGCCCCATGAATTTTTCTAAGATTTGCATATCGGTCAATAATTACATCAAGTGCAGTTCCTAATTGATTGATCGTAATGCAATCGTCCTGATGCTGTCTGCGGTATTTTGCGATTTCTGCGGATTCGTCGTAAAATGGCATATCTGCATTTTTATTCAGCTGCCTTTTTAAATCATTGCTATAATCACACATTTTATCCAGTTCCGTCTGAAGCTCATTGATTTTCTCGTTTTTGTCAAGAATTTCATGTTGCTTTGATTCTCTCTCATCAGCCAACCGAACAAGTTCTTCTTTCAACTGATCTACTGTCCATGTTGCCATGTCTTCAATTCTCATAACTACCTCCCTTAGATTTTAGTAAACGTTTCCATATCATAGTTATCCCGGATATAATCTACGCATTCAGATAATTTTTCTTTTAGAAATTGGTCTTTTGCAATGTCTGGATGCAAGGCATATAACATACAACTGTTTTCTTTTCCGTCTTTCTGAAATTTCTTCCAGTCAAATGTCATTACGAACAACGGAATTGCTTTGAGATTTTTGGTCTTGTATCTTATGTATAGATTAAAAAATTTATTAAACATGGAAATCTCCCCTTTCAATTACGCTGTCTTTTCAAATAAATCAAGAATAAACTCCCGTCCCATCTGTACAATCCGTCTATGGTAGATCACTTTTCCGGAGTCCAATACTTTCAGTTCGTTCATTTTTCTCTTTCCTCCCTGTGCTTCATCTGGCACTCGATCATCTTTGCTATATTCTCACGTTCCTGTTTTATTCCATGTCCCTGACGGAATAACTCGCATTCGAGGATATTTCCGCATCTGGAACACTCGTCTTTAATCTCTTTTCCTGCTATTTGCATTCCCATCCATCCTGTACCATTTTAGGCTTATATTCTTTTTCGGTATATCCTTCACCGTTGCACAAATCACAAGTGACTTTTGTTTCTTCATACCTATCGCAGCATTCCCAGTATTGCGCACGATTTATCATTTTTATAACAATTCCTTTTCCATAACATTTCGGACATCTATGGATTTTATTTCCCTGTATTCGTTTTACAAGGTCACCAAGAGTTGTTTTTCCACCATAGTCATCTCTCAAACATATTGCTTCATGAATTTTCATTTTCTACATCCTCCCAAAATTCGCAAACACAATCTGGTTCCGTAAAATCAGCACAGTGTTCACTGTCGCCGTTGAAACATACCCATGTAAAATCGTCATGTTTCTTACATGTTTTACAACACTTTTCTTTTTGCATAATTAACACCTCAATTTAAAAAAGTCCAGTGCGCCGACTTGAACGGCATAAATCTCCCAACGAGAAACACTGGAACCGAACGAAGTAAAAGAAAAAATTCCAATGATTGCAGTTCATTGGAATCGGAAAGGCAGGAATCGAACCTGCGGCACATTGCTTACAAGGCCATTGCTCTACCACTGAGCTACATTCCGTACCGCTTGTCACGGCCAGTTAAAAAACTGAGTTGATTTTCACCTTTTTCGCTATAGCGCAAACCCACCTGAGACATAGACCACCTGTATACAAACAGCTTAACTCTAAGCGGATTAAAGCGGAACGCCCGGAATCGAACCGGAGACTAGGTTGCTCGTCCCTATCAGCTTTCCACTAGCTGCACATTCCACATAACCCGGAAACCCCGGGTTAGCAATATGTTTATCGTGTTATGCTTTCCACTAGGCTGTTTTATGCCGTGCCAGCCCCACGGAGTTGTTTCGGATTTGAATATTAATGTCTTTTCGGATAACGACGAAACCTTTTATACGTCTCTTGAAAACTTCCTGTCCTCAACGTGCACCTATTGACGACAATTTAACTCAGAGACTGTGTCGAACGGGGAATTATCTTCATTGAACAGGCTGTGCCGTTACACACCTTTCATAAAAATAATCCACATACACTCATTCAACAGTTTTTTTCTGTCCATAAAACGGATAGACAGCATATGGAAGAAATGGAAACTACAGGACTCGAACCTGTGACTTGTCGGTTATGAGCCGACCGTTCTGCCAACTGAACTAAGTTTCCTAAGCAGAGGGTTATTGCAGTTCAAGAGTAACTTCCTCTGCTGTTGCGATTCTTGCCCTCGCAGTCGCAACAAAGGGTCTAAATGCTGTTCTGCATAAGCAGAGTCCATCCGGGGCATTTGAAGCCCCTTTAATCATCCCCGTTGGGATAGATGGAACCAATTCGGAGGGGAACTATATCATGGCTAAACAATATAGTCCGACTAGGCTAGCGGGATTCGAACCCGCGAATACAGCAGTCAAAGTGCTGTTCCTTACCGCTTGGAGATAGCCCATTATTTGTCCGGGATTTTACCCGGACTCGTAATAGAGTGATATATTTTATAAAATTTTAGAAAGCATCATGTCTATATTTGTGCCGTTAAGTCCGCGCCAGTTACTTTGGGAAATTGTATTTCACTGACGCAGACCTAAGCTACTCGGGATGCCTCGACCTGTCAGATTCAAAGGCTTTCCCGAACCTGAGAACGACAGGTTTCTGCTTTTCTTGTATTTTCACCCGTTCAATCAGTATGATGAACAGGGGAATTTGTATTGTGAATGCTAACCACATTGGGTTCTCCTTATAATCTAAAAATCACAACTGCATTAACTGCGAAACATATTTCCATTAATATAAATACTGCCGTTGCTATTGGATTGCCTTTCTTTTCGGTTTCGTCCTGTGATATAAGAAATGCTAAAACCAATGTGAAAAATGCAATATCCAGCATGGCTGCTACAAATTTTGCAAGAATCATTCTTTCTGTTCCTCTCCGATCATAAAATCAAGAATCTTACCGGCGGTTTCTTCTTCTGGCTCGAATGGCAGGCCGCATGTGCAGTACTTCTCAATCGCTGTTTTAAGGCTTGCTTTGAAACCATTGTAAACTTCTCCATGTGTAAGAAGTTCGTGCCTTAAAATGGCTACTGCATCGGTTAGTTTCTGTTTTGAAAGGTCAATCTTCACATCTCCATTCAGCCCTTTATACGCCGCCGCGTTGCCCAAAAGAACTTCGACTTTATTTGCTTTAAATATTGCGTATCCTTGAATTTTCTCTGGGTCTGGTTTTTCTCTTGTGAAAATTGCTGTTTCATCCATTACATATGCGTAATATACTGGGTCAATACTGTTCATTCTTCAAGTCCTCCATTTCCTTTACGCTGATTCCAACTATCCCGGCGCTATCTTTGCTGTCTGTAGCTTTGAAGTGTGCTTTAGGATGTTGCGGGTACATAAACTCGAACATGAGGTAATTTGCTGCATCCACGAGATATTCTGTGTTTCCGGTGGAATTATATTTCTCAATACACCGTTCCATGGACGGAAGTGCCTGCACGTTCCCGGTTTTAAAATTCTTCCTAGCAGGACCGTATTTATGATAGCTTACCTCGACTCGGTTCTTACGAAGTTCATCAAAGCGTTCACTGTATTCTTCTGACATATAAAAACCTCTTTTTTATTTTTTTTGAGAAAAATTGAGTCGGCGTTTTACCTATCTTCTTCGGAAATATTGTTCCAATGCTTCTCTGGTGATCTGCGATACACTCTTGCCGGTTCGGTTCTTTTCGGCTATGAGCTTTCGTTCTAGCTGTCCTGTGAGCCGGATTCGGATTGATTCGCCCTGAGGGTTATTCTTTTTCATAGGCAGTGTCCATCTTTACTGAAAGGATTGGTTTATCATCAGCTTTTGCTAAAAGTGTAATCCCTTCACCTTCTTTCCAAGGTGATGTGGCTATCTGAATATTAGAAATACCACTTTCGTTACAGATGTTCAGCAACTGTCTAGCAATATCCATCAGCCCTGACCGAAGGTATCCATCGTTGTTTACTATTTTCTCCATCTTGTTCCTACCCTTCTGTGAATGTGAGTGATTATCATAAATCATTTATTGCTTTTAATTTCTGATTAGCAATTTCAACCTGAGAAGCAAGTACACTAAGTGACACGTCTCTTACAAATGATTCTTCTAACGTCATGTTTTCTCTCTGAAACAACATCGGAGCTGTAAGCACATAAATTTCAATATTCAAATCACGGAGTCGTCTCCATGTTTCTTCGATTTCATCCTTGGTATTTCCAATATCATCAACTCCGCAAATAATCAACGAATCACCATTTCTCATGTTTTCGCAAAGATGTTCGAAATTATTATTTTCATCTATTGAGTCATAAACAAATGTGTCAATTTCTTCGTTCAAAAGTATCTTTTTCTTTGCAGACAATGGAAACCAAATGCCTGACTCTTTTGCATATCCTATCTTCATACTTATACCTGCCTTTCTTGGTATCACCTTATTTTTTTTCTGGCAGAGAAACCATTAAGGCTTATGGCTTGTCGTGTTGCAATCACTATCTCTGCCATGGGGAACTCTTTTTTGTTTTTTCGGAATTTTAAAGCCTTGCTGTTAGAGGAGACTTTTTTAATTTTTCGGGAACTCGGAGTACTCACTCGGCGTGTGCTGGGGCTTATATACACCCCCTCCCGGTATCCATGCCGGACGCTACCAGGGAAGCCCGCCGCCCCATGGGTTCCCGCTTCCCTGGCTTAACGCTGACCTTTAATGGCCTGCGGCAGTGGTCAAGGGAACGTGTGATAACGGTTATTCAGTCAGAACATATGTATCTATGGAACAAACTTCAGTTTTCTTTATAGATTGATGTACACATTAAACAAATACCGTCCTTTTATATTGTACATATTATACAATTTACACTATTTAAGCTGTTTCCATGCTCTTTTGTCCGCCCTCCGCGTACTTCTTCAGGTCTCTGATCTGCTACAGCTCCGGCTTTTCCATCTCTGGAAGTTCCAGCGCCGCCCTGTGTTTATCTGCGATCTGCTGCGCTGTCTGGCGCGGTATGCCGTCCTGCTGTGCTGTCTGTACTGGTGCCGTCTCTGCCATTCCATAAGCTGCTTTTGCAACAAAAATCAAGTTGGCATTTGTGCCGGGCTGGTTGTTCAATCTATTGACTGTGCAATTCTTGCAGATATCGAACCATTTTTTAACCGTGTCGCCGTGTGATGTGCTTGCCCTGTACTGTCCGTTAGACCATTTAGTAAACGTTCTGCGCTCTATTCCTACCAAAAAGCTAAATACTTCTAGCGTTGGTAACACTCCGTATTTAGTACATATTCTTACATATACACTAAATATATTATCTAATAATTCTATATTCTCTGTACCTGGTTTTGGTATTCTATCAGCAATATAAAAGATCATATCTACAAAGCTATCAGCAACAACAGCCTTATACTCTTTCTGTGTGTCAAATTCTTCTGGAGTTACTTGTAACACAGTGTTTATATATTCATCCACAAGCCTGTATATATCATTCTCATACACTTCTATTCCCTGTTCTGTTACTGTTGTATTACTCTTTTTCACTGTATCACCTCCAAAAAATTGAAATAAAAAAGACGACAAAAAACACGTTTGCAGATACTTTTTCAGAACTCTTATTTGTTCCTTTTCTTTCCGTCTGCTACGGTTTTTAGTCGTCTAATAGTCTTAATTATCATTATTGCCTTTCGGCTTATTCAATTGTTAATTCTGTTTTATCATACTTTTAGATCACTGTCAACAGTCTATTTGATTTTATTTTTACTGTTACATTACTCTTATTAACTCTATATATCTATACGGTACTGTATAGCATGTATATTAATAAACTCTAGGTCTCTAAAATCTTGGAGGGGATTATATAAACAGTTATTATATATTTATACGTCTTGTAATACGGAAATTTTCCGGCATATAGCGCACAAAAAGCCAGACCTTCCGGCACCTTGTCCGGCGTGATCTGGCTGTTAAAATCTTATTCTTTTCGTGCTCTGGCTACCGCTCCCCTCCTGAGTTCCGTCGCCTGTCGTTGATTTTATTTTATCCACGTCGGTTTTAAAAATCAAGTCCCAAAATAAAAAAAATTTTTGCTTGACAACTTCGGCGGTTTTGTGATAAATGTATTTTAACAGCTTCGGCGGTGGGGCTGTTTACCGGCTGAGTGCCGCGCCGTCGTTACGCCGCCAGAATAAGACAGCAAAAGCCCCCGGGAGATAGTCCCGGGGGCTTATTTTGCGTCTTTCCAAAATGGAGATATTAAAATTTGCACTTATTCAGTACTATTTCAAATTTACATTCAATTACATCAGTAATTGTTGTCTAAATAATACTATAAATCAGATGAAAAAACAAGGATTGTTTAAATTATCACAATCTGTAATTACTTTCGTTCCTCTATCTAAATATTTTGCTCGAACATCATTAAATCTTCGCTTTCCCTTACTGATCGTATAATCTTTGTGAACTGTGTACACAGTTCCGGGCGTTTCTACTGTAGCCGGTGCATAAGCACACATATCAAGTGTCATTTCCTGTGCTGGCAAAACGTCAACAACCTGCACGTTGTCAATTCTTATCAAGTCCTCATGCCGTCCCAGACTTGGAAATGTCCGGGGATTTAAGATTTTTCTGTAAATTACGTCAACTTCTTCCTGGTTATCCGGCATAATATGCAGCCGCAGGTCCAGATCAGACACCACGCTTTCATAAATCGGTGTATTAACCCAGCCCACAAAAGAATTCCCGGATTTTACCCTGACCGGAAAACGCTGCTTAAACTCCTCTGTCTCTGATCCTGCGACAGCTCCGCCACGCCACCTCATGCAAATTTCCGGCTTGTTCATGACTCCGTTGCCGGATACAGATATCTTCATATCATGCCAGCTATCCCACTGACAAAGAAAATGGACCATCCCAGCAACTGTAGAAAAAGGCGGAAGCGGGTATATTTCGCCCCGCTTGCCATTCCATCCCGGCATTGAAAACCGGGCGGCGTCCATATGTCCTTGTATCATTACTGATCTCACTTTTCGCTCCTTGTTTTTGACTTGTTTAATTTTTTCCATCTTTCCGGGTATGCTTCGCGGAACCAGTCGAGGAAATTTCCGAATAGCGCTTTCTCTGCTTCTTTGCGTGCCGCCGCGGCGTCCTCAATGTCGTTAAATCTGCCGAGACGATAATTTTTCCCTTGAAATTCTATTTGCGCAACCCACTTTTCTCTTGCTCTATCCCAATAAACACCTTTGACCCCAGACGTATTGTTTTTTAACATTTTTCTTGGCATTATAGATAATACCGAAGTATTTTTCTCAAACCCCTCTTTTACTGTATTTTGAGCTTTTATAATATTTTCTTCCCAGCTCCTAAGTCTAGCACATCCGCATGATTGAATCTTGTAAAAACGCCCCGCAGGAACTTTAAATTCCTTCCCACAAGGGCATTGGCATAACCAATCTGAACCCTCTTTGCCAGCTCCCAGATATTTAATTGCCTTGCATCCGTATTTGTTAACTTTCCCGGCCAAATCTGCCGGTTTTAAATAGTTTTGTTCCCTGTTTACGCATCCGCACGACACATTTTTCCCGGACGCTATAGCATCATAGCGCATAGTGCATGTGTTTCCACATTTACAGCGACACACAACATATAAACGCCTATTTTTCCTATATGCGTTTATAACTTTTAATTGTCCGTGCACCTCGCCGTTAAATTCGTCCGTAAAAACAGGCGTATTTCTACAGGCTTCCGAGCAGTACTTAGCGGCGGCACTTCCGCCGCTAAACTCCTTGCCGCAGACAGAACATATTCTTTTAATCATTCTGATCCAGTTCCCTCTCTTGTACAAATCCGCACAGGATGCCATTGTACAGGTCTTCCGGTATTTCTTCCTCCATCAACGGCTGCCTTTCCTCGAGTTCGGCGTCAAGACTTGCGTCTATGTCTGCAAGTGCCTGTTCTCTGTCAAATCCCATTTTTACAGCTTTGTTTAATAAATCAATTGTTTTCTTCATCTTCTTTTCCTCCATTTTCTTAAATTTCTTCGGTGTAGGAAATTCTAAGAGTATTGTCCTCAACTTCCCAGAAATAATTTTTACTGTCATATTTTTCGAGGTTTCTAAACTCCTCGATTTCTCCACTTGTCAGTGTCATTTCTACGGTCACTGGTTCGGTTCCCATCTTCCCGGTTTTCATTGCTTCTTTCTCAATTGCTCGATCAATTTTTCTTTCTAGCATCTTTTTTCCTCCTCCTTATGCCCGAGCATATGAAATAAAATTCTGCTCGGCGGTTTCGTCAACGAGTTCCGCCGGGATTCTCACCCAGTTCTCACCCAGAGAACTTATAAAATTCTCTTTCTGGGCTTCTGTGCCGCACAGCCAAGCTGCTGTGACTTTGGAACATCCGAAGTTTTCGGAATTGTTCCGCGCCACCTGTTTTAATTCAAATTCTTTCATTTTTCTCCTCCTAGTTAATCCCGGTAACTTTAACACGGGTTTGTAAAATATCTTCCGCAGCTTCCAGAATCTCGAAATCAACAATGTACTCCTCACCGTTCTGGTATACGGCGATTGCTCCGGACTCCAAAAGTTCCTCGCCGTCCCCGTTTCCATCCCAGAGCTGACCGAAGAAATATTCTTTACCAGCTTCAATTGTGTCCTCGGAACAGAGGACATATGACAATGTGTTTAATTTCATGTTTATTTTCTCCTTGACTTTTCCCCTGCGCTGACATATAATTTCGATATCAGCAATTTTTATTGTTGTTTCCCGGTGTTCCATGATTTCACTGGGAGTCGTCCCGATCAACGGCGAGACGTTGAGTTGAAATATGTTAAAATAAGATTGTAAGGTCTTATCAAGCGGGGCGTAACTGTTTTAGTTACGCCTTTTCGTTGCCATTCAGGTAATTGATATACCCTTGTCGAGCAGCTCCCTGCATACACTCTTCGGGAGTTTCTTCCCGGATTTCTCCAGAGTTTTCAAAATATGCAATTCGTCCGGTGCTCTTCTGTACCACTTCATTTACTGATAATGCACAAAAACTTTCACGTTTTTCGCGAAATGCCTCAGCCCGCTCAACAAGATTAATCAATCTTTCAAGCTGAGGAATTGAAAAACATTTCAAGTCCTCGTCTGTGATAACGTCTCTAACGTACCACTGTAAGTTTTCAGCAGTTTCATTTTTCTTGTTAAGCAAATCTTCTTTTCTCATTTTTGTCCTCCGTTCCGCCCCTCCTGGGGCTGCGTGATTGGTTCAACTCATTCTTTTTAAGATTTCTTCTTCGAATAGTTTTAATTCATGTTTCGCATATATGTTATGCTTATATGTGTATATCAATTTATCATTCGGGAGCTTTAACATCTCATACACTTCATTTTTCCTTTTTAAGACCTTTTCTTGATTCTCTTTTATATGCTTCAATCTCCCATTAACTACGTTTATTGTTTCGCGATTGTATAAATTTTCACTGTTCAAAATCGCTTCTTTTATCATTCTGTATTCTTCCAGAAGCATTTTATTTCTCAACTCGTCAAAACTTGTGCAATCAGAACCATCAATTATTTTGACGATTTCAAAACGAAAATCACATCCTTTTATAGCATCTTCCAGTATGTCTTTGTTGCTATGATATTTTCGTAAAATACCATTCTTGTGTAGCCTAGCTCTTGCTAAAAGTTCAGATGAAGAACCAATATATTTCTTTCCGCTTTGTTGATTTGTGATTGTGTATATCCCTATGCCGTCTTTGACTGGAACGTTAAACAAATTGCTCATTCCTGTAACCACTTCCTTTCTATGGTTACAGTATATCATTTATTAAACTATGCGTCAAGTATTTTATTAAACTATTCTACTAATTTTTCATTCTTTCCAATTCTTTCTGTATACACTCCAGAACGAATGCAGACATCTTGACGCCTTTTAGATCGGCTGCTCTTTTTACGTCTTCCTTGGTTCCTTTTGGTGCCATTACTGTTATACGGTCGTACTTGTCTTTTTGATATTGTGCAATATATGAAAGTTCCTTTTCTTTCTCTTTAAATGCCATTCATTAATCCTCCTGTTATTGTTTGCTTTGATTATATCATTTATTAAACTATGCGTCAATTGGCTATGGGTTTTTATTTCGATATTTTTTATTTCCTATTATATGTGCAGAAAAAACACTATTTTAAAAATAATATATTTTATTAAACTATGCCATTGACGCCATTATTAAACTATGCTAATATATAACCATCAACAGAGAGCAAACAACCCGGACGCAGAGCCGGGAGAACGGAGAAAAAAACATGATTAAATTTTTAGACTTATTCAACACAATGCACTGTGATTTCTTCGAAATCCAGAAAGGCAGAAAAAGCGAGCTTGTAGAATGGGAAATGAGCGGCAAAATGCTTCAGACCTGCAAAAAATATTTTGATGATCGGGTGATTGATTTCTATATCACAAGATCAAACAAGAATAACGAGTTAGGGCTTATTATTAGACTGGAGGAAATAAAAAATGAGATATAACATCTATCTGTCCCAGATTGAAAAGGCCCACACAAAAAGAAAGCTGGAAAAGCTCCTGGACCTGATCGGGAACGACTTCACCGGGATTAACTCCCGACAATATGAAGAATTAAGATTCTTGATTCTTTATAAAATGGCGTCATAAAAAAAGGAATCCGGACGAAAAGCCCGGATTCCCCCACAGTATAAATTGTAAATCATTAAAATATCAGCAAAAACAGAATATCACAGAAAAGGAGAAAAAACAATGTGTAAAATCATTCCTTTCCCGGTTCAGGAGTCGACCGGATTCATAAACTTAAAACAGTTCTTCGAGGTTTCTGAAACTGTAAAAACTACAGAGTTTTACCTTGGAACCGCTGAAGAATTAGCAAGGCAAAGCAAAATAACGCAGTCCGAACTGCTGACACTTCGCAGAATCGGGCGTCAAAAATTAAAGACATTAGAGAGTCAGACAGCCGCCCTGGTTGCCGCTCCCGGGTTGTATATGTACACGCCGGAAATGGGGCAAGAAAAGCCAGAATGTCAGATTGACGCAAGCCGGAGTTATTACGGTGATCACTGGTTTTTAACAACTAAATTAAGTCTAAAAGGGCGTGGGATTCGTCTTGATAAAGTGGAAAACGATACAAATTATTATATAGTTACGGAACGCGCTTTTGAGAAACTAAAAACAGAATATAGCATATCTAAGGTTAATTATTTAGACTAATCCCTCCGGCGGCGGTCAAGCCGTAGCCCCAACGCAACCGCCGGATTTCAAAAAAAATAAGAAAAAGAGAGGTAAATAATATGGCATACGCAACAGTAAAAATCGAGGGAAACAAAATCATTTCTACATCTTTGTGGAATACACATACTTTTGAAATTGTGAAGAAAATCCCGGGTAACTACTTTGTTTGGAATATTGGCGAAAACATGGGGACGGATTTTTATATTCCTATTTGCCAGATGCTCCGCCCAGGAGACAAAGAAGATTTTTCCATTAATCCCGATACATTGAAAGCTGTTCCGGTTACTTCTGAAGAATGCAAGGCACTTCAAAAAGCCGCATCTTACGGTGTAAACAGTTTGAAAACTGCTGAAAAAGCGCTGAGAAGTAAAAGACATGGTTATATGTCAGACAAGAAAAGAGGGCTTGCAACTCTTACAATTGATATTTTCAAAAGACTTACGGAAAATTAGGCCGGCAAGCGTACCGGGGAGCATTTCCCCGGCGGCCTTTTAAAATAAAATCAGGAGGATTAAAAACATGAAAAAATTAACATTAGTAGAATACGGATGCACGGGAACAGGCTACAGAAACGGCTCAGACGTGCCGAATTGCAGAGTTCGTGCAGAATTTGACACGCTGGACGGTCTGCGCGTTGTTGCAGATTTTGGCGGCTACCAGAGACACGACGCAAATAAAAAAGGGTACCCAGTGGTACAGCCTAACGCATTACATGTCGATGGCACATATTACGGCGCTGAGGGCTGTGGGTGCTCTTATGAATATAGGCTTGCGCAAACAGGATTTGACTTTACCCGCTTCGATTTTACAAAAGCCGGGATCTTGGCATTTATAAACGAGGTGACCGGGAAAAACTATACGGAAATCGAGTTTGCAAAAATGCAAAAAACGAAAGCAACTAAATTATTAGTGTGAGTATAAAGAAGAACAAGTTTATAATTTTGTGTTTTTCATAAAAAGCATAGAGGAGTGATATTATGTCGAAAGCTAAAAGAAAAAAATTAGAACAGGCTGCAATTGAGGTTGTAGCCGGGTCGATGGAATATATTGGAGAATATGACCAAATCTGTAAAGAAGCTGCAAGCCTTACAGATTCGGAACTATTGAATTTTTTAGAAAAATATTCTGATTTAGAGCAGTAAAGCGCTGCTCTTTTTCTGGTGTCCTGCATCCGCTCCGGGCGGCGGTGGTTCGCGACCTGTGCCGGGACTTCGCCGGGGATTGTTCTCCGGTTTGATGCACATTGGCAATTACATATAGTTGTATTAGCTCCTATTTGACGTTTTAACGGCTTTTAGCGCGATTCCGGTATATTTTATCACAAGTATATAAAACCGCATTAAATCTTCAAATATCGAGTTAATAACAGGGATTGACGGCAGAGCACAACGGGGTTATTATTATTTTGTATAGTTGCGCGGACGCTTTGCCCGGTCTGGTCTTTATACTTCCAGACTGTGCGAAGCTATGCGGACTTTGTTGATGATCGTTCCGGCGGTCTTATTTCTGTACGCTTTTAGACGTTTTTGTTTGGGCGACTGTACCTTAAATACTTCTATAACGCCGTATTTGGCTTTTTAAGCGTGTTTTATGTGTTCCCTGTATATTTTACCGTAGTTGCATGAAAACGCTTTTAAACGTGTTTTATAGTGTTCTATTAGAATTGGTTTTGGTTCTGGCTGTGTCTGGTACTGGTTCGGTACTTCCACAGCTGTTCCCGGTCCGCTCCCGGGTTATCCCCGGCGAGCTGTGTTGTTTGGCTCTGGTTTTGCCAGATCATGCCGGGCGGTGCGGTTTCGTGGGCTTCCGGTGGCGGTCTGTTCCTGATCGACCGGATGTTTCCGGGACCGTTCCGGGAGGGACAAAGGCCCCAAGAAAATGTACGACAAATTAGAAACAGAATCAAAACCGGGACGGTTTGAACTGGGAAAATCTGAAAAAAATCGAAGAAATCTGAGACTAATTCAGACCTGCGACTTTTTTATTTTGTGCATTTTGTATACAAATTCCTATAACGTGCCTCGGCGTGATGTAAATTTTTATTTCATTACATTCAATTCGTCTTTTCTGGTAGTATTCTTTCTTCTTGTAATATCAGAAATTTTACTCCTACGCCTTTTCTGCCGGCTCGTTTCCTTACTCCTGCGCTTCGCTGATTCCCTGCTGATAGTTCCCATGCCTACTCCTTTCTGAACATCTCCTTCATGTTCTGGCTTCGTGAATTGAGGTTTATAATTGGCACATCCACATTAAGCTCATCCGGCACGATACCTACGATCACAACCTTTGCCGGCTCTATCGCATCCAACATTTCCTTAAAATTCTCGCAAAACTCCATTCTGGCAGACTTTGACCGCACTCTGCCATTGGTACAACATGATACAGTGCTTCTGTGCGGCGTTCCATCAAATATCCACGGCATTTCCTTCGGACTGATAATATTTACGGACGGAATTATTTTAACGCCCATAATCGCCCAATAATAGCCTAAAGCATGGTTTCTGTACAGGTTGTAGATGTTCAACGCGCTTGGCATCCCGGAAGCAATTGTGAAATCTGGGCTGCAAACTGAATTGAAACATTTTAAGTGCTCAATGTACTGGTCAGGCTGATTCCATACCTGTAGAAAGCTTTTGTCGTCAATGTAAAAATTTACGGTCAGGTCCTTGTGACCTTTCAATGATCTGGATTTTGAAGACGCAAAGTCAATCGACTTGCCTGCTGAGAAATCTACTTTCGGCAGTATTGGTATCTGAAATTGTCCATCAAGTTCTGCACCGGTTATCAGATATTCTTTCATTACATCATATGCGGTATGTACCACAACACCACCTCCATACAACCATATTAACATAATTTGGGAAACAAAAAAAGACCGCATTTCTGCCGTCTACGATGGTTTTTCCTGTGTCTCACACACAAGTTTTCCTCCTATGGTTTTAATTCGAATATTTGTTCTTGTTCCTTACCTGTTCCCTAGCCTGTTCCCTCGAACTTTTAAACACCTCTAAAAAGCACAAAAAACCTTGATTTTACAAGGTTTTCGTTAGCAGCCAGTACGGGAATCGAACGTATCTTTAAACTGCTATTTTTCCTATAAAACCAATGCTTCTAACCTTTTGCAGGGTGTTCCTTTTTGTTCCCTGGCTGTTCCCTCTCAAAAAAAGCTATCTTGATACTACCATAAATTCATCTATGCTGTCCATGATTTTTTGTTTTTTCTTGAGGTCCTTTCGATCTCTGTGGTAGTAGTTCTCGGAACACGAAATATTTGTGTGGCCCATCTGTGATGTGACCATCTGATTATCTATGCTGTGGTCGAGTAATATCGTGCAATATGTTTTTCGTATTTTATGCGGTGATTTTTGAATACAACCAGTTTTCTTGCACACTGTTCTTAACCGGTTCCTGAACGAATAAGTATTTAATCGCTTTCCATCTTTAGAAAATATATATTCACAGAATGTCGACATATTTCTAAGCTTCTGTAATATCCATATACACCCCTGAGGAACCACTACATTTCTTACGCCTGCTTCTGTTTTCGGAAAGTCTTTGACTTCAAAAATGCCTTTATGGTTTTCAAAATGCCTTACTTCCGTTCTTCTGACTTTAATCGTACTGATATGTGGTAGCCAGTCATTCCATTTCAAAGCGCATAGCTCCCCAACTCTCAGCCCGGTTACGAACATAAGCATAATGCCAAGATTTACTATGTCCTGATTGTCTTTCAAGTAGTCAATCATCCTGTCCATTTCAGCGTCGTTGAATACTTCTTCCGAATCTTCTTTGATATTTCTTTTGAAAGATTTATCGGTGACATCCAAGTCATAGAATAATTCCTGCACGTTCCAATCAATCAGCTTGTTACGCTTCGCCCATTTCAGGGTACCTCTGGTAATTGTCTTAAGATTGCAGAAAGCTTTTGCGGTTAGATTGTGTTCACTGATCTGCTCTTCCAGGAAGTTGCTGATATCCTCTGACTCAATGTTTTTAATTCTGCGTTCGCCCATAGTCCCAAAAAAACGATTAAAGTCCTGCTGATATCTCTGATAAGTTTGTATTGAAATCTTATTCAGATCAACCTTGCGCTGCGCCCATTCCTCGAATATAGTCTTGACTTTCGGATTCTCTGCTTTCTCTCGGTGTGTTTTTACAATCAAGTCCTCTAAATCCTGTTTAGACCGACGTTTGAACATCTTCCGCTGTCCGGTTTCGTCATGAGTCATACGGATTTTCCAATATCCGTCAGATGCCTTCCATATACTGTCCCTGTATTCTTTTAAAATTTCTTCCCTTTTATTCATTTCAACTTGCTCTTGTATGTGAGACAAATTGATGATACCATTCTCAATTGCATATTTCAAGTCGCCATTATTCATAAAAAATAAGGAGGAACCGGGATATCCTTTCGCTGGCCAGCGGCTCCTCGTTCCTCCTTTCTTTCACACATAATCAAAAATATTCATCTGTCCTTCCGGCATATCATCTTCAAGATTGAAGAATTTACAGGCAATAAAATTTCCATGCCAGTCCCGATCACCGCCGTACATCAGACATTTTCCCCTCTTTCCGTCCCTATAGAATCTACATTCAGAACATTTATGCTGATATGCTGTTCCCCCGGAACGTTTATACATTTCGCTTATTGTTCTCATTTCTTTTCCTTTCAAAGGTTTAAATTCTCAAAGCTGCTCTTCTTTTTGTTCCTGTTCTTCTTTTAAAAATCCCTTTCATTACGCATTCCGTCGGTAGGCATCCTCTCATGCGATCGTTAATAAGGATGTAATCGCAAGTTCCATATGATAACCCTCCAGAATTATTCTTTGAAAAATAATCACAATGCTTACATTGCTTTTCTTTTAAATTCTGAATTTCTCTGAAAGACATTTCGCCCCATGGTTTAACAGCTATTTTCATTCTCTTTACCTCGCATTCCTTGTACCATCTTCATTTTCAAATGTTGTGCTATATGTTCTCTGACAGATTCCTCTGGAAATGGGATTTCAAGTGATCGCTCCAGAATCCTGTTTGTGATTCTCTCGTCATATTTCAGTTCTGATATCTGGCAGTTGCTCGTGAATATAGTGATTTTCCTGTCGACATACCGCCCGTTGATAATGCTATAGAATCTTTCGTTAATCCACTCCTTACCAGAATCAGCGCCGAAGTCGTCAATGATAAGGATTTCTGTTCTGGACAAATCCTCTATCAACTTTCCTTCCGTATTCCCTTTGTCTCCCCATGTATTCTTGATCTCATCAAGAATCCTGAGGGATGTGGTGAACTTTACTGGCTTCTGGTATTTCTTCATAATTTCATTCGCCAAGCTGCATACTGTTTTGGTTTTGCCAGAACCTTTTGCGTTTGAGAAAAGGTATAGCCCTATTCCTTTCTTCTGCATATCAGGAAGATTTTTAAACCAGTAATTTACCGCCTGAGCCGCCTGAGAAAATACTTTTCGGCTCTCGGCGTTCAAATATACACTTGACTTCAAATCATTGAAATTTGAGCCTTTAAACACGTTTGGAAGCTCTGCAAATTTCAATTGATTTTCAAGGATTATTCTTTTTCTGATTCCGCAAGGGCATTCCTCGCAATAGGGAATACCACTTGCATCTCTTACCCATCTCCACCCGCTGTCCCCGCATTCAGGGCATTCAAGCGAACGGGGTGTCTGATTCTTCTCCATTCCATTCTCCAAGTGGGATGATTGGTTCGACATTTCTTTGAGTTGCGTCAGCTCCATTTCGCATATCCTCCCTGTTGTGGTATTTGTTTTCGAGTATCTTTAAGAAGTTGTTCGGTTTCACAAACCATTCAAAATTTATCATAAAATCAGTTTTCTTTCCCATAAGGAAGTCACTGTTTTTTACGTTCCTCAGAGCTTCCATTACCTTATCCATGCCATATTCTCGGATTCTTGCTTTCAGCATTTGCGTTCGCCTTGCTGTCATTCTTGCGATTGGCTGAATCCCGAACTGCTGAAGCTTGTTCCATTCATCAACAACTTTCTGAACATCTCCGGGCTTGACTAAATCTTTTTCGCAAGAAATCTGCTCTGGAATCTTCGGCGTACGTTCTTCCTCTGATAATTCTTTCTGGCGTTTTCTGTGCTCGGCAACCCGTTTTCTTGTCTGCTCTCTGATTCTTTCAAGCCCGTCAATATTCTGATGCTCTTCCCATCCGGGAATTGAAAGCAATGTTCCATCTCTGGTTATCATGCCGAATTTTTCAAGAATTGTAAGTGCAAGTTCGATCACACTCTCATCAAAGTCCAGCTCGTCAGCCAACATTTTATTTGTATATGGAATATTCTCTGTCAAAAAAATAATCCCGTTTGAATTACAACGCCCTGCCATCGTCAGGAGCATCATCCAGATTAGAACGATGTTGTTCCCCTCTGGAAGTTTTCTGATATGCCGGATTTTTTTGTTATCGAACATATCTATTTCTAATCGAATCCAACTCACATTTGTCATTTAGCCACCTTCCCGTCTGACAAGGACATTTCCGTCCTTACCACATTGATTTTCGGATAAAATTCTCCATCATTGTTTCTTTCCAACTTGATATGTGCTTTTCACAGGTATCGTCTTCCTCTATCAGGATGCCTTTGCGGTCGCACAGCCCGTTGTCGTTTTCAATACAAGTTTCGCATGTTTTATCTGCCATTTTCTTCATCTCCTCTCGCAATCAATCCTCCACAATACGGACAAAATGTATAATCCAGTCGATTAAGTGGTTTTCCGCAACTACACCATGCTTTTACGGGCCATGATTTATAGTAGTCTGGCATAGAGTTGAAGTCATTATCGCTTAGCACTTTCATTTTTACAATTTTCCCGTGCTTCGAATATTCTATTCTCGCATCCTCTTTCCCATCAGAATACCCGTGGCTATATGCGCTGTTCAGCTGATATTCTTCAGCTGATATTCAATGGATTTGACAGCGTTATCTAAATACTTATAAGCCATTCTTCATCTCCTCCAACTGTTTTACTGCTTTTCTATAATCTCTATTCGCAGACCGGAACATCATCAAAAGTATTTCAGACACAGGCCTTGTCCGATTTCTTCGCTTTGCTTTTTTGACGCATGTAAGATCATTTGCTTCTGGTACATATATTCCTACATAATGTGGAATTTCAAGGGATACCGCAGCGCATACATCTGTCGGCATAACCAGGTAGTTATAATCACCAATAAAATTCAACCCATGACCAGAACGAAAATCTTCAGCTGATGATTTAACCTCATAACAATAGCAGTCACCTTTTTCTATCCCGGACACACTATTATTTGCTGGCACGAATCGCATATAATCCACCCTTACCGCATGATCTGTCGAATAATCGAATGTCACTTCTTTCGCCCAATAAATACGTGGATCATTGTGAGGATTTATTTTCTTTTCAAGCATGGCTGATAATTTTGCTGTAATCTCAGGTCTTGTCATTTTGAACCTCCTCCAACTTCTTCTCTATCGGATTAATAATCTCTTCCAATACCTGCTGCTCATAATTTTCTTTCCAAAATTTCTCTCTTTTCCAAAACGGAACTTTTTTAACTTCACCTATTAAATCAATACACGCCATTGCTTCCAGCATTCCCCAACATCCATCACAGGCTCTTTCATTGCACCACTTTGCAAATTCTTTAAATTTCATTTTTGAGTTCCTCCAGCTTCTTCACAGCTTCTTCACGGGTGAGGAATACGGTTTTGTCAAGTTCATTATAATAATTGCAAAATAGCATAAATTTCAGATTGTTTTCTACGATATAAAATTTCTTTTCAGAATCACAATCGCAGTTACAATTATAATTCTCACAATCAATAACTGTTTCTCCAAATTTACTACATTCCGTATATTCATAAGTTATTCGATATACTTTTTTAAATAAATCATCTGGCAATTTCACAAGCAAACCCTGTTCTTCTAAGTCTTTATAAGATTTCAGTTCTTCTAGCAGCTCTGCAACATCTTTCAACCAATACAATCCTCCATTTTCAAAACAACATTCATAAGTATCTTGATAATACGGGCATCCAACCGCTTCCTTGTCGCTGATAGGATCTCTTAAATCCTCGCCAGTTCCACAGACAATGCGTTTATACTCATCATCCATATGTATGAAGTTTTCGTGGTCTGCATAGCAACCACCTCCTGTATCTTGACTGGCAACACATCTAAGTGCTTTTATCGTATCGTCAAGTGTTAATCTCTCCATCTACTTCACCTCTTATCGCTTGCTTTTTATCGCTCATTTTCATCGCTTGTTTTTGTAATTTCTCTCAAGCAGGCATTCCAACCGTCGGCAAATAAGTTTTTCTGCACTTCGTAATTGCTCACGGGTGCAGTTGTACTTTTCTTCTCTGGTAACAGCTTCAATGGACACCAATCAGGTCTTGATTTGCTTTCGTAATCATAATGTTCTTCTGTCATCAGAATTACATCATAATCTAAACAATCGGCTAATTCACAGTATCCCTCACATTCAAGTTCACCGCAGTATGAAGTTCCGAACGGGCAATCATAGCAATTCTCTGGTGTATCTATTACTAATACTGATTTACTCATTCACTTCACTTCCTCTCAGCATTAGGCTCAACGTATTATACCCCGGGCAAGTCCTGACCCCATTTCTGGTATCTCTTAACAGGACGCAGTACGGATATAATGCCATGACCTCATAGACGTGTTCTGTGACGTCCTCACCGCGCTGGTCGATGTATTTGAAACATTTACCCGGTCTAAGAAAATATCTTGCACATACATACGCTTTTGTTCCGAATCTCATACTTGCACTGCTCATTTGTGTTCCTCCATTCCTAAGTCAAATAATGTAATCTGTGATCTAAATTCTTCTAACCGCTTACAAGCGTCATTGTAATAATCTTCATTAATTTCATAGCCTGCATATTCAAGACCGTATTCTTCATAAGCAATCAATGAACTTGCGCTCCCCACATGGGTATCAAGAATCCTCATTCCTTTCTGCAGATATTTCTGGCATATCCAACGATATAAATTTACAGGTTTCTGAGTTGGGTGGATTCGCTTTTCGTTCAGTTTTTTGTTGCCCTGCTGTATTGTTCCTTCAATTATTGATTTTCCTTGAAACATTCCTCTCCACATATAGCGAAAAATGTCAACCCTTCTTGTAAGACTGCAGTAAGCAACTTCTGCGTCTGATTGATCTGAACCATCATTGCATTTATCCCAGATTATCAAGCCACCTGCCATTTGGTAATCAAAGTAATTACATCCCCAGATAATCTGATTCTTTGATACTCTGAATAGCTGTTTAAAATACTCTCGATCTGGCGGTTTATTATCCCAACCATAATTCTTATAGCCACCATCAGGAACATAAATAGAACTTCCATTTTTCTGCTTTACATATTTACTACGATTCTTACCGCCGTGTTCTTTGATTCCGTATGGTGGGTCTACAACTGCCACATCGAAGTAATTATCTGGGAAATCCGGGAGAAAATTCATGCAGTCACCGCAAATAAATTCTCTTTGCATCAGTGTTCCTCCTGTAATAATTCTGGATTGTCAAAAGCATTAACTAGTACCTCTACCGTGGTTTCTCCGTTACTATTCGGTTTCAACTCCCAGAACTCATGATTCTGCCAAGCTGGAGACATAATCCACAGTCCATCTACACGCTGTTTAACTGTACCTATTGCTCTTGAGCCTTGACTCCATGCCTCAACAATATCATTCTTCCAGATTCTCACCCCGTTCTTATCGGTCATCCCGGTGAACTGGCAGATGGTATTGGGGTCTACTTCTATCCACATAACCTTTGGCAACCACTCATAAAGCAGGCGAGTAGCGCAAATAAAAGCTTTATTTTTCACATTATCATAAACGTAATATCCTTCTACCCATTCACCATTATCTTTTCTCTTTGCTTTGAAAAGAATTTCTCTCATTCAACTCCACCACCTTTCACGATTTCGATTAATCCATCAATAAGTGCATCCAAACAATCTTCGTTGCATATTGGTTCTTCATCATCAAAATTATATTTACATGATTCGCAATCGAAATTAGCCCTTCTGTCTTCCATTTTTTCAATTACTTTATCCACATCAAAAGCTGTCGGCTGTTCGTCAATTTCCATCATCGTACTAACAAGAGCATCTGCAACCTCTATCATTTCTGTTTCATCTGGCTTAGATGGTTTCAGCCATTTTGAGATGTTTTCTTTTAATAAGTCAGCATCAATCAGTCTCATATTCTTCACACTCCTCCACTTTTCAATCGTTTGCTATAAAATTAGCAATGCATAACACGCATACTATAACATTAAGTACCAGAACATCCCACTTCTGATTGATTATATTCACAACAATGTATGCAGCATTTACAATGCCTAAAACTAATGTAAAATATTCATTCATTATTTTCGCCCTCCTCGACATAATCCTCACAGTCCTCAGCAGATTCATAGCTGTCCATCATGTCACACCGATTTTCACAATCGTCCTGCTTTTCACAGCAGATACAGCATTCTGTTTCACCGTCTGGACACTCTAATTTACATCTTCCCATTTAGTCCTCCTTATACGGTTCTGGAAGTGGTCGCCATGCCACAACTTTGTACATCTTCGTTCCACCGTGTCCGTCTGAATATTTATCCCATTCAAGATACCCATATTTCTTTTCATTCCAGTATCCATCATTCCCAAATCTCAGATAATTCGCAATTCCCATGGATATTTCAGGCGTTCCATATATCTTTTCAAGAGTTACAAGACACTCTCTTTCGTCTTCCGGCAATCTCTCGCTGACCGGAATCCAACCATTTTCTTTCTCGTCCTGTTCCAGATCATTAAAAAGAGTATTTACAATATCCAGCGCACTCCCTGGAAGCCCATGCTTATACTGTGATTTCTTTTCTATCTCAGCTTTGTATTGTTCTAATCTGACCCGTACTCTGTTCATGCTTCCACCTCCTCATAAGTTTCTCTGAATATATCTGGTTTGCACGGATAAAATTCTCCGTGAACACCTTTGATGATATAATCACCGATATTTGCCAGATGTTCGCCCTCAAGCGTCTTAATAATCAATCCGCCCAGCACTTTTAAATGGTCGATATAGAAGTTTTCAGCTATTATCACTGGAAAGGCGGTTGTTATATACTCGTCTGGACAATTGCCATTTGTCAGAAAATCGAACATTTCTCGCTTATTTTTACCAGTCCACTGAAGTGCATCAATTATAACTGGCTTCTTTCTGTACTTCATTCTTCCACCTCGCTATCTTCTGGCATACAAAACGCGGATTCTTTTCCGTCCCAAGACATAAATTTACAATATGCTTCCTGAATCATATCAAGTACCTTGAGGGCTTTTGCCTTGGTGGAATATTCTCCTAGCAGATAAGTGCATCCGGTGATGTATGATGTTATAATTGTTTTTATAGGTCCTTCCGTAATTTCAATGCCCACCAAAGTATTAAAATTAATCAATATTTCGCTGTTCTGGCTTCTGATTAACATTTTGTGTCCTCCTTATAATCTTCAACCGCTGATTTAAGCTTTTCGTAGAAATTAATTCTTTTTCTAAGTGTATCCAACTCGTTGTCGTATTTTTTTAAAAATACTTCTTTTGCTTTTTCATAATCAGGTGCATCCAGAACAACCACTTTGCTGTATTCATTAATGAAATTACCTATTGATTCTTTTCTTATAAACGAAGCGTAGATTCCGTCAGGAAATTTAGTTGCCGGTTTATATGTCTTCGGCTTTTCTATTACTTCACATTCTTCAAGACGAAGATTCCATTCATCTGTTTTTCTGTCGCTGTCCAAAATGTAGAAATATAATTTCATTTTGTGTCCTCCTGCTCTTTAAATTCCATCTTCAAATCGTAGACAAACTGGCAAAGTTTTTCTGCAACCTCATTCGCATTCTCTACATTTGCAAGCTGTCTAACATACTGCTTACCGCAGATAACGCAAGTCAACTTTCTGATTGTTTCCCAAACCTGCCACGAGATAATAGAAGAATCAAAAGCATCTGTCATCAAAGATTTACTTCCACTTCCATTCTCATCTCTAAACCACTTTTCTCTCGGTGCTTTCAACGTGGTTGCAACATCTTCTCTGGTAAGACAACCTTTATATTTCTCATCCATGCGTTTTTCCAGTTCGTCCAGAAGTTCCTTCTTTTCCTGTTCTGTCATTATGTCCTCCTAATATCGATCAAATTCAATGTTGCTGTCTGAACAGAATCTGTAAGCATCTTCTCTGATTTTCTTAACTTCACACATGATAACTTCTTTCGCCTTGCTGACAGCTTCCTCGAAATCCTCTGTTTCGAGATCGTAGTTATCAATGTCCAGTGTTCTGCTATTAAGAAACAGTGCATCTCCACAGCCAACATATTTGTGAATACTGATTCTTAAAGAATTATTTTTTAAAGTAAAAACACTTCCAGTTTTAGGTTCTTCGCTGTATTTAGCGTTACTTTTGAATTTCATTTTTTATCCTCACTTTCCCCATGTAAGCAACTGACACGCTATTGTGCAGTCTTCCATGATTTCTGTGTTAATATTTCCTCTGTCTGGTTCTAATTCATCAAGAAATACTCCGTTTATGCAACTTCTTCCAAATCTACGCTCTTGCTCCGCACGCTTTTGAAATACTTCGGGGAAGTCCTTCCTAATTTTATTCCAGTAGCCCATGCCACCTTTGACGCATCCAATGCAATTATTGTTCGGATAGCCTAAATCGTACATAATCGGACGTTTCAATCCTAACCTGTCCGCTATTCCATGTGCTTCCTGTTTGGTTAATCCATGTTCAATCAGTGGAAACTCATGGTCATAATCACTTAGAGCCTTGCAGGTATTCTCTGCCCTACTCCTTTCATTTACATCAAAACCCCATACATAGGTGTGGTGATCTGGATACTCAGATTCCCATTTTTTTCTTACTTCTTTTTTTAAGTATCTCGTACATGGAGAGCCAAACGGAGTATTCATTGTGTGCGTGAACTCCATCACGTCATCCACTGAGTCAAACCTATCTGACTGAATTATCGTTATCTCTCTTCCCAATAACCTCTCGCAATCATGCAAGAATCTCAGGCTGTCGGGATGCTGATTCGATACATGAGTATAAATAATCTCGTCAACATCCTTTGCCAGATAACACGCTACAAAACTGCTTATTCCTGTTGAAAACCAACATACTTTCATAACACCACGCTACAAATCCTGTGCGTGGATAGTCTGGCAATCGGCTTGGATTCATTATTAAGTGCTTACTTAGGCACAGCCACTCCGCCAAACTTTATGTATCAATTCACCATGCTAATCTTGATACAACCTCGGTTTACCGAGGATTCGTTATTCCTTTCTGTATTTGTCTAAAATTTTCATTATCTTTTCTACGTAATCAGCCATCTCAAGAATATCTTCGTCATCCATCCATTTCAGCCCATATTTGTTTTCAAACTGATTAAGTTTAAACTCCATATCTTTTACCAGAACAAACTTCTCCGCAAGTTCATTTTCTTTTCTGGCATTTTCATCGTATTCGTAAAACTTTTCGCCTTTTCCATGTTCTTCATATATATCTGTTTCGATTTTGGTTCTTTTTGGAGTGATTCTTGTAATCTTAACCGGAATAATTTTTCTATGTCGGAACATCGATAACCACCCGCAATTCACCGTTCTGGCAATTCCGACGGTATCTCCTACCTTTAAATCGTCTCTGCTGATTTCTTTTAACTTAATATTCATTTCTCATCCTACTTTCATTTATCCAAATGCTACCTGTCCGTTATTCTCCGGGATTCTTTAATACAATCCCTAACTCTTCTTTAATAGCGTCTACATAATCAATCCATTCTGCCAGACCGTCATTGATATAATCAGCAGCCCGGTCAAGTCCATTTCTGAATCTCCGACAGCGCTTCTCACCAAAACCGAAATCATCATGCAGAACGGCGATTGACAATATTACAAATGAATCCGCTATAACCTCTTTTATCTTTTCTGACGCTTTATCAAGGTCTTTTACTGCCAGAGAGGTATGTTCCCGGTCGCACCCCGGAACTTGCATTCCTGTTCGAGGGCTTCAATCCCGCCCTGTTTGACAATTCGTCTGGCAAGGTCAAGCCCGTCCTCCCTGCCTCGTTCATATTCACGCATTTTATTCATTGTGTTAGACCTCCACTCTTTTTTAGTTTTCCCATCCAACAGCTCTCCTTATCTTCTGAGTCAGAATGTCAAATTCCATTAACATCCTGCGATCATTCTTGTTTGAGTATGCGATTGTTTGCTGCCCATCATATATGACCGCATATCTTCCGTTAATGTCATATGCCCCGCTGATTGCCTGCGATATCTGACTTCTTGTCTTTCCTGTCAATTCTGATATTTCAGCAAGCGTCAGCTCCCCGATATACTTTGAACCGTCGTATACGTCATACAGTTTCATGTTTCTTTACTCCTATCAGTTCGTATGTCCTGTGCGAACCAGTTCCGTGAAATACAATCAGTCCATCGTCCTCGAACTGCCTTAGATGCCTTTGAACAGCGCTCATACTGATATCTAGTTCCTCAGATATCTTCTTGGTTGTTGGAGTCCCTTTGTGAGACATTGCGTATTTACGGATGAAATAATAAATATCCTTACGGTTCTGCATCCATTGCATGTGTTTTTGATACCGTAATGCGTCCATATTCACGATTCCTTTACAAAAAATCTTCTATGCTTATCTGACTGTTTTCCTCAAAAACAAGCATTTCTTCTTTTGCTCTCTTAAAGAAATTTCTATCAATTTCAAATCCGAAAGCATTTCTTCCTATTTCATGTGCAGCTCTTAACGTTGTCCCGCTTCCGCAACATGGGTCTATTACTACATCTCCGGGATCAGTAAACGTTTCAATCAATCTTTTTAAAAGTTTGACTGGCTTTTGTGCCGGATGAATTTTAGGAATATCTTTTCCATCTTTCTCCCAATCGAACCAGTTAAAAACCATGTGCCCTGTACCTCTGATTGTTTTTCCATTTTCGTCAGTCTGAACGCCGTTCCTAAACTTAGGAAGCCTGTCTCTGTAAAACAATAATGCGTATTCCGTAGCTCCAACCACACGCATATTTGCTTTTAATACTTGAGGGCTGTAATTTTTTATGAAAACAAGTGGGATATAATGTACAAAACCATGTTTTTCAGCAGCTTTAATCAATGTTTGTGTTTGTTCAAACGAGCAAAATACAATCATGCATGGAGAATTGCTACTTCTTCCTCTTGGCACAGGTGTTGTATCTTCTTTTTTTAACATTCTTGAACAAAAGTGAAAGTATTCATATAAGTTAAAATTAAAATCTGAATTAAAGGCAGCTTTTCCTGCTAGTTTACTTTCACCATTTTTATTATCCCCCCCTACATACCACATAGGGTTGCTCCCGTAAAAATTATTCGCTACATTATACGGAACATCAGCTATAACGAGCTGTGCTCTTGGAATTGCATATTTCTTGTAATTTTGCATTGAGTCTCTGTATATTTCACATTTTAATTTCATATTTCAAAGAAGCCCGGTGCACCCTTACGTCACATGAAGGCAAGCTCCTTTCATTTTTTATTCGTACGTTTTCTCATCAATCAAGTTCTGAAACCTTTCAAAAGCCCGGATTGATACTTTATTATTCTGCTTCTCTGGTTTCAGTGAAACTTGCAAGTGTGTATCTATGATGTGTGAAAGTTCTCTGGCGAGGGATTTTTTGCCCTGCTTCAAACCATCGTAATAACCTTTTGCCAGTCTGTACTCATCAATCTGTTTCTTTCCTGCTCCCTGAGAGCCACCAGTCTTATTTCTAAGCTGATATCCCTGATCTGCAAGCCATTTGATGTAAAACTGTTCGGCTCTATCAAGGCTAGCTTCGGAAAAATTCTCACAGATCACTGTCCATCCGTAGGGATTGTTTTCTGAATATAAGCCATGTTTCTTAAGGCTCAAATCAATGTGTTGCTGATGTCCTGCACTGTGCTGGCACAATCTGGTGAGTATATGTTTTGCCTGCCCTGCATACCCAAACTTGAATCCGTCTTCATCAACTCTGCGTAAAATATAGACTCCCGAATTATCATTCAAATTTGGATTGAGCTTGAGCCATCTCTTTCGGTTCTCGGCTTCAATCGCCTTAGCTTTTACAAAATTTTTATAGTTACTATTCAAAGACTTATCACCTCGATTCATTTTCAGTGTGCCTTTGATACCATTATGATACCACTTCGATACCTGTATTGCAAGATAAAAATGATACCACTTTGGTATCTGATTGACACCGACAGGCAAAAATGCTACAATGTTCTAAAAACAAGGGAGGGATTTCACATGACCGTCAAGTCTGATAAGACCAGAACTAACATCACGTTCCCGATACAGCTTAAAGAACAGCTTGAGCAGATTGCCAAGCAGGAGAACAGGAGTTTTAATAATCTGGTCATTACTGTTCTCCAAGATTTTGTAAAAAGTGCCGATAAATAGTCGGTGCTTTTTTTAATTACCTGTTATTCTCTCTATCATCCTCTATAGCTTTCCCAAGGCAAGCCATAACCGGTCCTGACTCAAGTAAGCATTCTCTTTCTCTGGTATTTTTACCATCATTTGAGCGCCAATCGCCAACAATGTATAGACTTGCATTCGCACTTAAAATGTCTGTGTCCATATCCCAATATTTAATGTGGATTTCGTATGCCACATTTGCAGAGATCACATATCTGTAAATGCCTTTGGTGACTTCTTTCCAGTCTTTTAAATTTGCTGATACCATGCTTAATCCTCCACAAATGGTGGTTTCTCATCCTCGAAGAAACTTTCGTAATCAAACCATTCATCTTTAATGAAATTTCCAATAATTTTCACTGAATGTCCAAGTCCTTTCGTAGCAACTCTAACATGCTTTCCTTTCATTTCTATCAGGTCATCTACGCCAACAACGTCCATGATTCTCATAATCGCTTCAAGCCCTGCCTTTGAACCTTTAAAGTTTTCCGAGCCAAGGTAACCATGTCCTAAAACATATCCTCCGAATACAACTCCCCATCCGCCGCCAGAAAGAGTGAGGTCAAGGGTGAGTACTCCGTGATCTTTAAAATTCAATGATACATTTGTAATTTCAGCATTTCTTAATCTGTTTCCGTCGTTAATAAGTTCTTCTTCTGTCCACTGTTTCATTTTGTTTCCTCCCTGTATGGTTCGTGAATCTCAATTTAACTATTCTTGCAAAAATCGCATTCAGTATTGCATTTTTTCCACTCATCTGAATATTCTTCGTACCCATCTGCTCCGTTCAAATACTTGTATGCAAGCACATTCATACATCTTTCGCAGGCCGTAGAAAAAACAACAAGTGCTTCCTGTAATGTATAATCTCCGCTGTTTACCATTGCCATTATGACATCTTGATTTCCACCTCCAATACTTGTATGAAAGTCAATAAGTGGTGTAGTATCCGTTCCGTAATCCCATTTTCTTCCCCATGGCTGCCACCACTTTCTTGTTTGGCTACACCCACAATTAGTGCATATATGGCCTTTTAATCCCCTTATCAGACCTGTATCCTTTTTCCAATATTTCCGTTTGTGCTTGCACGCTTCTTTCTCAGCTTTGCCATGCACTACATAAACGTGTTCTGTTATTTGTAACGGAAAGCAGGAATGGTACGTTCTCGCTCCTTCTGGTGCTTCACATGCCAAATCATCTTCTGGCTTAATTAAATTTCCGTTTTCATCCTCATACCAAATTCCCAACTTTAATTTTGATTTATCAATTTCCATTTCTTCTCCTTTCAAAACGGGCATAAGTTCAAGTCGACTTCCAATCCCGGTCTTGCGATTTGCACCAGAACATCATCACCGGCAACGTCCTGTATCTCTTTCTGCATCACTTCCGGGTCTCCCCATTCCTCTGACAGGTGACACAGCGTTATAGTCCTGAGTGAAGCGGTCTTGTTCACTCGGATAATCTCTTTTACAGTAGATAAACTGCTGTGCCCCCGGATGGAGTGTTCAAACTTAAATGAATCCTGCTCCGGCGATTCATCAAGATGATTACATTCTATAAGGAAGTGATTTATTCTCATGTTCTTGAATGTGAACGACAAATATGAGAAGTCTGTCGCATATATTATCCGTCCGCATTCTTCGTGAGATATCAGATATGCAAAGTTTGGCGTCTTGTCGTGCGGGACGTAGAAAGGCGTTGCCCGGAACGAACCTATGTCCTTCGATTTCTTTTCTGGTAAGCCGATCATCAGCTCACCAGAGGTTGTGTTTACACTCTCAACAGTCTCGTCATTAGTGTAAATTTGAATGCCGGACTGCATTAGATTCTGAAACGATTTCAGGTGATCTCCGTGTCCGTGCGTCAGTAGGCAACCCGAAACTTCTGATATCCTGTATGAAATTCCTTTTAGAATCTCTGAATATCTGCATCCACAATCCAAAAGTAAGATTTCGCCAGATTCGGATTTAAGCGCATAGCAGTTTCCGGGTTGACTGCCTGTGTTTATTACTCGCATGAACAATTTGTATCACCTCGCTTTCTTTACATTGCATTTATGCTTCTAAGATAGCATCAGCTTCGTCTATGGTTTTCTCTAAATCGGAATAGGTATATGGGATATCATTTCCGTTTATGCTTTCTAACTCTGAATAGCTTACTTTGCACATACTATCTCGTATTAATTTGAGTTGCTTCAACGGAAGTTCAATGGTTATTATCTGTTCCCAGTCTTTCTTGCTGTCTACTCTCTTCATACCTCGTAATCCTCCGGAAATCTAAATATAACTTCATTCATTCCAATTTTAGTAACATCTCCCGCAAGGCTTTTAACATGTATTCCAAGGCTTACATCATTCAGCATTGACATTACATCTACGCAATTCTTCTTTGATGAATAGCTTGCCATCAAATACGGGATTTTCCGCGTATCGCCCGAAAACACCGCCTGAATATGATTTTCAGACACAATAATAGCTGTCAGGTCATATGGGAGATTGATTTCCCCGTTCTGAGATATAATCCTCATAGTTCTCACCTCGTTTTTCGAAAAAGTCTTTTGCCGGCTCATAGTACGGGCAGTTTTCGCACCGCCCGATCTGAGCCATACCGTGACCGAACTTACCGCAGTCGCACCAATCAAAATTGATGCAGTCGAAGTACATCATATGCGATCACATCTCTTCTGGCTTCATAAAATCTGGAATCTCTGTTTCCTGTTTGTCTGCTGCCGGAACTGGTTCTTTCTCGGCAGTTTTTACGACTTCTACGACTGTCGGCTGTTTAGGCTGTTCTTCGATTGCTACTGGCTCATCTGGGATAAATTCTTCTGCATTGGCGTTCTGCTCGATTTCATAAGCAACTTCATGTTCAATAATGTCCTGCTTTGGAATTTCTTCTGTGGCTTCCTCAACTTCCTGAATGAAAGCATCACCATGACTATTGATAATCTGCTTTAATGCACGATTGATAACTGTTTTCTTTGCCATCTGGTCAGTGAATTTCTGGTGTGTTCCATTGCCGTTTTCCTTGTAACCATAGCCCTGTGACCAAGACTGTTTGATCTGCTTTATGTTCATTACTTCCAGATGTTTTGTTCCATCTTCCATCAGAACCACTGCATATGCCCCAAGAATCTTATCGTTGTCAATGTTCATAAAATCCTGTTCATGAGAATCCAGAACTTTGTTTCCATCTTCGATATGATATTTGAACTTATCACCATCGTAGATGATCTCGGCATGGATATCTTTCATACCATATCTTCTGGCGATTGTAATGTTCCCGAAGTAAGACCTCTGAAACTGGCACTGACCGGAATAGGCAATGAAATAACCCTGTTTTTTCTGAACTGAAAGTCCGAGCGTTGCCATGTTCATAAGGCTGTTTGCAATGCTTGTAGCTGTGCAAGATTCCAGAACTGGCTTATTGTTTCTGTCTTTTGTCTCTTTCAGAGTCAAATATGCCCCCATGAGTGCATTACTGAGGTTGTAGTCTTTTGGGAATGAAAGACCGTATTTGCATTTTTCTTCAAGCTGCTTAACCAATCCATCAATGAATGAGTTGTTGATTACGATTGCCGCCTGCTGTTCTCCTGCTGTTGCTAACTGTGTTTTGTTTGCCATAACAATTCTCCTTTTCTATTAATCACAATAAGTTCTATTGCAAAACGGACATCCTGTAATTAATTCCTTTGATGCTCTCTCAACAGAAATTCCTTGCCATTCTTTTCCGCTTCTTGTTCTTCCTTTTTCGGAATAGATATTCTGCCCGCAACTGAAACATTTTCCATTATGTGGTGCAAAATGCGGATAACCTTTTTCCATGCAATATTTTTCCTGTGCTTTTGTTGCTTTTGAAATGTCATAAGTTTTTGCCATTTTTATTCTCCTTTTCTATATTTTTATATATTTGCCAACACGCTATTTGCGTGATTGTATCGTTTCTTACCTGTGCTATTTTGTAGGATTACAAGCGCACTGAACTCTGGAATCAGAGCATATTTTCTGTTTTGTACCCATGTAAATTCATAGGTCTGTCAAACCTCAAATATTAAATTTGCATGGATTCTAGTGAGTGAACACGTTCCTCACTTTGCAGGTGCAAAATCACCTGTAGCTTGATTAAGCTAAAATTATCTGTTATGCTATTAGCAAATATAGTTTGCTCTATATTTTGTGTGGAGCAGCTAGGCTGTCGCCAAACAAGTTCCTAGCTGTTCCACTTTTCTCAAATTTCCGTTACCGTCATATCCCCCTCAGAAACTTTCAAGAATATCAACTGCGTATCTGCCTTAATGCCTGCCAGACTGCTGTTATCCAGTTCTGCTGCACAGTCAACGAAAATCGGATAGCTCACGCCATAAAACTTCTGCAAGCCGTCCATGATGGCAATTTTTCCTTTCATCATCAGGGCTGTATTGGCATTCCCGACCAGTTTCTTCCAGTTGCCGTCCTTGTCCTGCACGTACCAGATGCAAGCGTCTACTACTTCGCCATTCTTCTGCGTATCGAATAGTTTCACTTTAACCCCGTCAAAATACTGGTTTACCGAATCTTCAAGGGCTGTATTCTTCGCCATACTCAGTGATTTCAGCTCGTCCAGAATCATCTGTGCATCAGCCTTGCTCTGTCCGTACTGTTTCTGACTTTCCTGAAGCTTCTCGATCTGTTCGTCAATTCTGACATTGTTGTTGGCTTCTCCGATTTTCTGGTTGACTACTGCCAGTTCCTGCTTCTTGCCAGATAACTGCTCTGAAAGCTGTTTCTTCGTTTCTTCGCCATCGTCCAGAGAATTAAGCTCCTGCTGTTTCTCTTTGATTGATGCAAGAATCTGCTGATATTCGGCATTTCCTGAGAAGTCTGGTTCTTTCGGTATGGCTTCCAGATTCTTGTTTTCTGCGTCCAGAGAAGTTTTGATCTGTTCTAATTCATCTGTCAGTTTGGAAATCTCAGATGTGAGGGTTTCTTCTTGCTTATGCGCTTCTTTCATATCGACAGACGCTTTGTTTCCAACCTGAATAACTTCATCAATTTTGCGTTTCTTGTCCTGTTCCCATTCTTCCTTAGCCTTTAACTGCTGATTGATTCTTTCCTGCTTTTTCTGTTCAAATCTGCTCTTTAACTGCTCAATCTGCTCTGGCGGAAGATTCTGACCGCAAGTCGGGCAAATGGTATCTGCGTCCTTAAATGTCTCGGATTTAATGCTTTCCAGAACTGTGTTGTCCCATTCTGTGTCTTTGATTTTGGGATACCGTGTTCTGGCGTTCTGTAATTTTTCAAGAAGATCTTTTTTCTGTGCTCTCAGGCTCTCTAATGCAGAAGTCTTTCTATTCAACTCTGATGTTTTGATATTCCTGTCTAATTCAAGAGTGCTAACTTTATTGCAAACCGATGATTTCTGCTCTAACAAGTTCGCTTTAGCCTTTGAGTCTATCTCTAACAGTTTGGTTCTTAACCCTGCCAGTTCTGCTTTAATCTCTCCGGCTTTCTCGTTGCCTGCCTGCGCAATCTGTTTTTCAAGGTCAGAAAGCTGTTCCTGCAAAGCGTTCTTCTGCAATTCCAATTCGGCAACATCAGTGTCAACCTTTGACTGCTCCATGCCGATAATCTGGTTTGGAATGGCTTTCAACTGTTCTTCTGCCTTTTTCAGCGTTGCGCTGTTCATGGCTTTGATTTCGTCTGCCTTATAAGTTTCCAGAAGCGGTACCAACTCGGCACAGTCTGGAACCGTCTTGGCAATCTCTAAATCTGATTTCCCGGCACCGTCTGACATGGAAAACAGAATTTTTCTGGCATCTGCATCTTTCAGATCTGTGAAGATTTCCATGTGGGATAACATAAGGAAATTATCAAAATCAAATCCTCTCTCTTTTAAATCGGCTTTAAAGTCTCTTTCGGCTTTCGGAACGCCGTTGATTTCGTACTTGTTTGATAATGCAACCTTGCCCGGCTTTCCGTCCTTTGGCTTGCTTTCTGTGCGCTTCTGGAACTTTGCTACGCTTACAGGTTTCCCATCAATTACAAGGTCAACATCAACTCTTGGCAGACATTCTCTACCATCATCGGGTCTGATATCCGGGTTGCTCTTTAAACTGTAGTCCTTGTCACAGAACACCCACATAAAGGCATCTGCCAGTGTGGTTTTCCCGCATCCGTTCTTCCCAGAAACAATTGCTCTGTGTCCGAACCCTATTTTCTTTTCTGACTGGCCTTTAAAATCGGTCAATCTAATTTCTCTTACTTCGATTTTCTTCATATTACAAAATCTCCAATCTTTTTACTGATACCTCCAACGCGGTTAACCATGATTGACTCTGGTCCGACCACAGTTCCCGGCTTTGAAATCTTCCGCAGAGTTTGATTTTTGCTCCCTTTTTCAGATTTTCTACGGCATCTGCGTTTTCCTCCCAGCATAAACAACTGATTGCGTCTGATCTGGTATATCCGGCTTTCTTCTTTCTGTTTACTGCCAGAAGTATTCTTGCCAACTTCCTGTCATTGTTTGTGCCAATCATCTTTATTGTTGGCTTTTTAATCAGATATCCAGTCAGATAAACTTCGTTTGCATCGTGTTCTTCCAGTCTTTCAAGGTACTGAATGTCCATTGCTCTTACATATGCTGTAAGGCTTTTCTTACCATCTTCCCGGACTGTACGGCTTCGCATTTCACCATATACACTGGCAATCAGCTCTGTTTCTCTTGAAATCATGTATTCTGGTGCAATAATTGGAAGAATGTCATAGGATGCATTCTTTCTGAATATCGTCATTCTTCCTTCATACATCTTGGTTCCGCCGTATTCTTCATGTGAGAACACGAACCCTGCCGGAATGTCACCAGATAAAAGTACCTGGTTTTCGTCACGCATCTTCATGTGGTATATCACCTTCTTTCAAAATCTTTGTCAGCATCAAGCCAAGTGTTACGACTGTTTCTCTGAGATTCTTGTTTTCGGCTTTAAGTTTCTGTCTTTCTTTCTCAAGGTCGGAAATAATCTCACTTGCAAGTGTTGGTGTTTCTGTGTTCTGGATGTGTGTTTTAGACATAAAAAATGCCCTCCTAAATTATTTATTGATAAATACAGGAAGGTGTGTTATACTTGCCCTGTATTTAACTTAGCCAAATTAAGTTAGATACGCGGCTCTGCGCGGTATGGTGGTACCCGCAGGGCTTTCTTACTCTTTATCTGCTTCTACAAATTCGCCGTTAATGAGTTTATAGAATGTATCTGGCTTAATCTTTTCACCGTCAACTTTTGCACTTTTTACATCTACGATGTGGTATTCGCCGCCCATCTCTTTGCATTCTGCCAGTACAATAAAGCATCCAAGTGAACCTTTAGCCTTAGAATTGTATCCAATGGCCATTGCAACGCTTTCTTTTCCTTCTACTGTTGCCGCTGAGCAGTCTCCGGTGTTGGTTGCCGCTGAGCGGTTTCCGGTGTTGGTTGCCGCTGACCAGTCTCCGGTGTTGGTTGCCGCTGACTGGTCT